GGCTGTGACTGCATGCGACGTGGTGGATGGCTCACGGCGACGCCTCGCATGCGCAGCCGTTGCGAGCGTTGCAGCCGCGGCCCTCGGGCGGGCATGCGTAGCGGCAGCCGGTGAGCGCGGGCCAGAGCCGCTCGCTCGGTTCGATCGGGTGGCAGGTCGCGCCGACCATTGCCTCGAGCTCGGCAACCGGGCCCGCGTAGCACCACTCGTCAGGCTCGGCCGGGCAGACGTAGACCGTCCCCGCCTCGCCCCACGTGGGCCACGGAGGCCAGGCGTCGCCGTCTGAGTCGGCGTCGCACGCCGCCAGCGCCACGAACAGAGCCGCCCTGAGCATAAGGCATGGTCGCCGGGGCGCCCGGCCGGGTCGATTTCGGCCCGGCTACCCTAGGTCCACGATGCCGCCGACGCGCCCGGTATCGATGGCAGATGGTGGCTCCGGGACGCGTCCGCGCCACACGTAGTTGACGTCGCTCAACAGGTCCAGCGCGATCCGGCCGTCGGTGAGCGTGCCGCGATCGACGGCAGCGACACGGAAGACAAGCCCGGAGATGTCGGGCGTGGACCACGTCACCTTCACAGCATCGCCGGGGTTCACGCGGATGAAGGACCGATCGACGATCGCGCGGCACTTGATCTGTGGCCTGGACTTCCACGCGAGCTCGCGCGCGGCGATCCGGTTCGCCAGTGACGTCACGTGAACGCCGGGCATCTGCACGTAGTCCTCGTCGGATACGTTCTGGCCGTAGCTGTTCGCGGGGTTCTGTACGGTCACGCTGTTGTCCTGGTAGTCGTTGTCGCGATCGGTGTAGCCGAGCCGGACGCGGTTGACGACGCTCCAACCGCCGATCGAGAAGTTGACGAGGTCGACCGCGTTGTCCCTTGTGATGTGCGGGATTGTCGCTGTGTTGTAGTCCGCGCGGATGAGCTTGAGCTTCAGCGTTCCCGCCGAGTCGTCGAAGTAGAGGACGCCGTCGATCTGGCGAAGGATCTCTTGAATGAAATCCTTGGCCGTCTTGGTTCCCTCCACGGAGCGCGAGTAGCCGTGGCTCTCGTTGTAGAGCGTGGTGGCAGCGTCCGAGAACGACGTCGAGTCGATGTAGCTCGTCGAGATCCCGAGCTTGCCGAAGCTGCATTTCAGGACATCCCAGAGCACGTTCACGGGATTGCTGTCGTCGCCGATCCGCGCGTAGGTGCCGACCGCGGGATAGCCGTTGGTGTCCTGGTAGCTCGAGGCCTCGAAGCTGTAGGCCGGGACGCTCGGACCGCCGCCGATGATCCATTGGCCTCCAGAGTTGTAGAGCGCGATCGAGATGTACTTCCGAAACGCCGGAATCTCGGTTCCGCCGATCAGCGTCCCCAACTGCCCGGCCGCGGGGTCCTGCGCGTTGTTTCCGTCGTAGTAGATCGCGCGCCCGCCGATCTGTCCCTGCTCGCCACTCGATGAGGCTGAGAGCTCGGCGATGACTTCGACCTCCTTGTCCTCGGTCCACGGGAACGCCTTGTTGTCGCCGATCCACATGCCGTGTGTGGCGCTCGTCCCGGCGCCGTCGTCCATGCCGATGCCGACGACGAAGAACATATCCATCCGATAGAACTTCACGCCGCTGGCCCAGCCGTTGACCACGTCGCCCGTGTCGATCGCTGGCGTTCCGTTCCACGCTAGGATCGGCGTGCGTACACGACACTTGCCGTAGATGAGCGGGATGCGCGCGCCCTCCTCGGCGAGAGGGATGCCGACCTCCTGTGGTTCGATCTTTCCCTTCGGAGGCTCGTAGAACCAACGGTGATAGACGAAGTCGCCGAGCTGATACAGCGCGCCCGCGATCGCTGCAATGGTTACCGGATCCATTAGGTTTGCCCCAGGACGCCCCAGCCGGCCGGCGTAAACGGGTTCTTCTTCGGCAGCTGCGGCAGACCGCCGAACGCTTCTTTGTTGTCGAACTTGTCATTGCACGTCGTGATGTCGAGCGGGCATCCCGCGTAGACCTCGACGGAGTCGCCGATCGCAAGCCCGACGATCGGCGCCTGGAGCTGCAGGTCTGCGACCGTGCTCACTCCGGGACCGAGGTCCGTTTGCTTGTACACGGTCATGCGCTCGCCCGTCGTGACGTGTAGCAGCTCGCCTTCCTCGGCCCAGTCAGAGCGCAGCGGATCCGATGCCGTGATCGTCGAGAGATCGACGCGCACGTCGCGACCGTTGACATAGAGCACTGTGGTCGTGACCTTGTGCGGTAGACCGCTCGGGCCGCTTCCCGTGCGCGATACGCCACAGTTGCTATCGAACACAAAGAACGGGCACGCGCGCGACGCGGTGAACGCGGGAATCGGGCGAAGCATCCACTGGCCAGCGCGCGACGGAATGCGAAAGCTCGCGACGCGCCCCTCACAACTCATGCTCGAGATCTCGCCGCCCCATATCTGCTCGGTGATTCCGCCGTTCTGCCGGTAGATGGTGACCGCGATCTTCTTCGGTGGGGTCCCGTATTTCGTATAGCGGCGTGCGAGCGCGTGATCGATCGGCAGCGTGAGAACGCAGTCCTCTTCCTTGTCGGGCATCGTCACGGTAACCGGTCCTCGCTCGATCGGGATCGCGGTGTACGTGTTGCCGCCGTACACGATGTCACGCACAGACGAGGTGTGACGGTACACGGTCACGCCGTCATTGATCGAGATGCTGACGAGCTCGCGCGGCTGCGAGTCCTCGACGCTCGCCTCTGCGGTGTCGTACGCGGTCACCGCTGAACCGCCGTGGCTGTGGTCTGGATCTGCCAACCGTGCTGATCGAACGTCACGGGAAAGTCACTGCCCGCGAACCGACACAGCTCGAGCCACGACACGCGATCGACACTACTCGTGGCGAGCGTCGTTCCGATCGTCAGCGTCCACGTTCCATCTCCGTTGTCTACCCCGGTCGTGATCTCCGCGCGCGTGACCGTGCCCGAGGACTCGACGACCTCGACGTGTTGACGCTGCGACGGGTACCACGCCCCGACGTCTCCCTCGACGGTGATCGTATTCGTCGCCTTGCTGACGAACGGCAGATCGTCGCGATGCGTAGACAGCCAGAACGCCTTCTGTCCGCCGAGCACGGTCGCGAGGAACAACTTCAGCCACTGGAATTCCAGGCCCAGTGTGCCGTGCGCCTGGACCGCTCGCCCCCAGTCGGCCATATCTGCCGAGCCGATCGAGTACGGGATACCTCCGTAGTCAAGGATCTCGGTGAGCGCGTGGATCGAGTCGGTGATCGTCGATTCGTTGTCGAGCGGCTGATCCCACACGGGATGTGATGCGTACGTGGTCACGCTGGCGCCGGTCCCGACCGGGCCTGCCGTGTCGCCGCCGCTGAGTGCGGTCAACGCGACCTCGTCGGACCCGCCAAGCGTGCCGGTCCCGTACGTGCCCGTCGGCGCCACGAGCGTGCTGGTCAGCAGCGCTGCGTACAGATCCTCGACCGTCGAGAAGCCTGGGTAGAAGTGGAAGATCACCGAGCCGCCGGTTTCTTCGAGGAGGTAGCCGAAGTCCGCGCTGTCGCCGACCATCTGAAACGATGGCGCGCTGCCCTCGGTGCGCGCGGTCACGGTCGCCGAGTTGAGGCCGGTCGCCGCCGTCAGCGGGCCCAGGTCGAGCGACGCCAGAGTCATTGCGAAGTCACACCGCGCCGCCCGAGCTCGAAGCTCCCACCGCTCCGCGTTGGTCGGGTAGCGAGGCATCGCTTGCTCGGGTTCGAGGTAGATCGGGACCGCCGGCATGATGATCGCTCCGATCGCGCCAGCAACGCCGGGCGCAGCATCGAGCACGATCGTCTGAGACGTCGTCGACTGGATCACGCCGTCGGCTTGCTCGATGATCTCCGGGTTCTCCGGGTCGATCCACATGGTGATCACGCGCTGCCCTGGGTTCATCCAGTCACTCGCCGTCGTGTCCTCGACGTAGACCGTGGTTCCCGACGAGGCCAGCCGCATGCTCATTCCCTCGTGAGGCAGGCCGAGCAGGAACGCCTGCCCCGATGCAGCGTAGCGCGCGAGCGAGTTGCGAGCCGCGACGGCCTGGTCACCGAACAGCAGCACGCTACCGTCGTAGGACTCCTTGGCCGCGTCGTTCCTCGAGATGCGCTGCTCCTTGCCAGAGCGCGTCTTGATGACGTCGGTAGGCCAGCGATAGGTGACCGTGTAGCCGTTCTCCAGCGCGAGCGCGAACGTGGCAACGCCTCCCGGCGACGTGCCGGGGATGCCGGTGGCATCGTCCTCGCCGAGCCAATCGGCCACCCAATCGATGAGCGCGCCGCCGAGCCAATTCATGTCGGATCGTCAACCACCGCGGTAATGCGACCCGACGCGGTCACGGTGCCGTGGTGGCTGTCCTTGCTGTCGGCCAGGTCGCGGAACACGTAGTCGTTGCCGCTAACGCTGAACTTCGCGACGAGTGAACGCATGACGAGGCGCAAGGCGTCATCGCGCGTGGTACTGCCCTCGATCACATAGTCGCCGTAGCCCTCGGTCGCGATCGCCACCGTGCTCTGCGCGGTGTAGGTCGCGTGACCGAGTACCGCGACGTAGATCTCTGCGGCGTCGTAATTCGTCTCGGCCTGCGTCGCGGTGTAGTTGAACCATCCGTCGATGCCGCGCTGCGTACTGGCGGTGTCGACGAGCGTGTGCGTGCCCGAGCCCGCGCCGGTTAGGTCGATCTCGGTTCCGGCGTACGCGTTCGCCAGCGAGGTCGCGAGGCTGATGCTGTTGGCGTTCACGGCGATCACGTAGTAGTCCGTCGCCGTCGCCAGGCCGGTCGGCAGCGTGCCCGAGGTCGTGAAGCGGATCGGCCCGTCGCCGGTCTCGAGCCCGTGCGCGGTCAGGTCGAGCTCGTTGTCGGTGAGGTCGACGGCCTCGACGGTGTCGTCTGCCACGACGAGCGCGCGGCGTCGGTTCGTGATCGTACCTGCCGCCAGAACGTAGTCGTTGCCGTCCTGGGTGATGTAGACGTAGCCGGTGAAGTCCTGACCCCGACCGGCGATCGATGTGCCGTCCGCCGCCTGGACATAGAGCGCCACGCGCCGCAGGGACGCAGTGGGTTGGTTCTTCTGCCAGACGGCGGACATGGCTACTTCTTCGCCTTCTTGGGTTCAGCCGGCGCGGTCGGGGCCGGGGGCGTCTGCCGGATCACGATCGCGTCGGTGCACACGACGCCAGGCGAGCCGACGCCGTAGCCGCAGTGAAGGAGCGTTTGCCCGAGCGTCACCATCGCGGTGTGCGCATGCGCCTCGCCTGCATCGGTGAGGTAAGGGACGCAGGTCGCCTTGTCGTTTACGCCCTTGAAGGCTTCGCACACGAGGTTCTTCGGGGGTGGCGCTGGGGGGGCGACGACGACCGGGGCCGGGGCGGGCGCTGGCTTGGCGTCAGACGACGAGCAAGCGGTGAACAGAACGAGGGCGAGAATCGAACGCATGTATCTCCTGGTGGTCATTTGCAGCCTCTGTGAATCGCTCCGCAGGCAAGCGCCCGATCTTGTGCGGACAGGTCACTCATCGACCCGCCGCTGAGCATCACGCCGTAACTGCGTACGTGCTTGGACGTGTTGAGAAGGATGTGTCCGGCTTCGTGAGCGATGACGTGCGCCAGCTCCTTGCCGTGGATGTTCGCGTCGACTGTGATCGTATCGGTCACACGGTCGCTCGCGCCGCGCATCCCTTCAGACATGAGGCACGGTTCCTTGCGCAGCCCAAGGACGAGCGCGCAATGAATGAGCCCGCGCGCGGCCCAGTCGTTGGGGCATGCGGGGAGCGCCGTCTCCTGTTCGACCTCGGTGATGAATCCGAGCTGCCGCCACGCTGCGAGACCTTCTGCGACGCTGCGGATGTCGTCGTGGCTCCACTCCCCGGGCTCATACATGCGCACGATCGCCGTGGGGCCACGCGGACGCGCGGCGCATGCAGCGAACAGTGCGAGAGCAAGAATCAAGCGCATGAGATCACCGCACGCTCCACGTGCCCGGCTGACCGGGCCGTGCAGTCGGGTCGACGCGCGAGCCCTTGCGTGTGTCGGGTGCGGCTGGACCCTTCGCGACTCCGCGCACGACGAGGCTGTTAGCGCCAAACTCCCACGCCTCGCCGAGCACGTACAGGTCGAGCACGTCGGTCGTGGTCTCGGCGATGACGATCGCGGGTAGTGTCAGGTATCCGATCTGCGGGCGCCAAATGCCGTCCTGTTCCAAGACGTCCACAAGACGAGCGATGGTGTAGTCAACGATGTCTCCGCGAACGGCCATTGGTTTTCCTTTTCTGATTACGAGCGCGCCGACGACATCGTGTAGGCGAGTCGGGTGAAGTCTGTATCTGCGGTTCGAGCGGTCGTGCCTGCACTCTTGCGGATCTGGAATCCAGATCCGGTGAGCCGCGAGGTCGTGCTGGGGATGTTCGTAGTGATGCGGCCGACCTCGACGTTGTTGATGTAGAACCGAGCCTTGGTCGTTCCTTCGAGTACGACCTTGAGACGGTAGACGTTCGTCGACGGCCAGGTGACCGCCGCGACCGTCGAGATCACACGCGCGAACGAGTCCTCGGCGTTGCTCGTCGTGTCGAGCTTGTATCCCGTGCGCGTCGAGTTGCTTGCACACCAGATCTGCCAGTAGTCGCCCGGCGTGCCGGTCGCGTCTCCGGTGCCCGGGTCCGTCGCGCCACCCGAGCGGTCATATAGGAAGTAGCAACCGTCAACCTCGTTGATGGAGTTGACCGTGTCCCAGAAGCCGACGATGAACGAGTACTCCTCGCCCGCCGTAGACAGCGTCGGGAAGCCACCGACCCACTCGTAGGTGGTTTCTGAGTTTTGCGAAAACGCGAGACCGGATGCGTTCGTCGTGATGTTCGTTGTGCCGGACGTCGTGGTCGATGTGCCGACCGACACCACACCGGGTCGCCCGACCGCATCGTAACCGTCGCTGGAACCGACACCTGACACGTAGTAGATACTCGGGATGGCGCCGTTCCCGAGTGTGCGGTAGTGCCAGTCGTCGGTGAACTCGAAGCTGGTCCCTTGGTAGAGGTTGATTCCCCTTGGACCGTTCGAGAACGTCGTCAGGTCGGTGGCGGAATTGCCGATGGTGTTCGCCGAGCCGTAGAGGGTTGCGTTCCCGTCGACGTTGAGCGTCGAGTCGAAGTCGGCTGCGCCCTGTCCGTTGAGCGTGGAGTCGAACGTGACAGCGCCGACCGCTCGGAGCGTGCCGCCGAGGTATGTCGCGCCGCCCGCGACATAGACCGAGTACGTTGTCCAGTTGGTCGCCGTGGCGTCGTCGACGTAGAGCCCGTAGGCGGTCTGGGATGCGCCGCCAGCGTAGGCCATGCCTGCTGTGGTAGCGGTGATTCGGAGGCCGTAGGCGTTCGTCGTCGGGCAGACTTCACAGCTCGCGCGATCGGGGTCCAGTGTGATCAGTGCGCCGTACAGATTGACCGTGTCTCCGATCGCCTCGGATCCGGTCGATGCCAGGTCGACAGTGTTGCGGATTCGTGCGCCGTAGCCGTCGTGGCTGATCACGGAGAGGGACTGATCGTTGAGGACATCGAGCACCATGGAGGTGCTTAGGTCCGTTGAGAATGTGCCGGTGTTCGCGACAGTCGTCACCGTTCCGACGTTGTTGGCAACGCTCGTCAGCGATGTGTCGCCGATGTAGACTTGTCCGTCGCTCTCCACGTAGAGGCGCGCGGCCCATCCATCTGCGTCCCTGGTCGTCATTGCTAGGTCCGCGTAGTTTGATGCGAGGTTGACGTTCTTTGCCTCGATCGCCGCGCGTGCAGTCGCGCCGAACACGATGCCCTCCCAGTTTCCGGTGGTCGCGCTGCTGTTGTAGACGCGGAGAATCGCCTCGTGTGATCCGATCGACGTGCTAGTGCCGGAGTCGACGAACGAAGCCTCACCGTTGATCGTGTGAGAGTCCGTCGCAGCGTCGCCGAGCGTCGCTCCACCATTGATGATCGCGTCGCCGTTTCCCTTCAGCCAAATCGCGCGCGTCGTCGACGAGCCACCCGGGTAGATGCCAAGTCCGCCCGTGCCAGCGTTCGTGAAGCCGCCGGTGCCGCTGTTGATCTGAATCTCGCCGGTCCCAGCGGCGTTGATGACCATTCCCTTATTGCCGCTGGACGTCGCGAGCGAGCCGTAGATGTACGTGGTCCCTGCCTGCGTGAGAATCAGGTTGCCGTCGAGCGTCGTGTTTCCCGCCACGCCTAACGTCCCCGGCGCGGTCACCGCCGTAGACAAGTCCAACTGGTCCGCCGTGATCGTAAAGTCGCTCGTGTGCGTGATATCGAAGTCGTTAGCGGTGAGCGTTAGGCCGTCGCCTGCGGTGTACGTCGCGCCAGCCGTGCCACACGTCCACGCCGATCCGTTCCACTTGATCACATCATTCGCCGAGCATCCGGTAGGCGGGCGCCACGCGATAGTGACTGGCTGTGCGACCGAGATCGATGCCACCACGAGCAACGTCGCGATCGCGAGCAAGGCTAGACGGATGTATTGCTTCATCGCCGGGACTCCTGGGTGCCGGCGGGCCTGTCTGCGTCGAGGCAGGAGGCGAGCCTGTGGAGACGGTGCCGCAGTCGGCGCCGTCGGGTCGATTTCATCCCGCGCGCCGCCGCGCGAACGAGCGATCCACCCGAGCGATCGCGCGCTTGCCTTCGTAGGTCCCCATGACCGCAGTCACCTCGCGCGGGTCGTTCTGCACGATCACGTTGACGCGCGTCGGACCTGTGCCGCCGCCTGCCATGGTCCGCATCGCCTGGTTTGCGTCGCGTGCCCACTGCTGATCCGCGAGCCGCTGTTCGCCCGTGCGGACGTGCACGCTCTCGCCGTGCGAGACGCGGAACGCCGCGACGTGCGAGTCGACGCCGCCCCCGCCGCCCATGACCATGTCACCGCCGTGCGCGAAGCCGGGCAACTGCAGCGCTGACGAGTTAGCGACGTAGTCGAAGCCGTGGGCGCCGCCGGCGAGGCCGCCGAGGAACTGCCCGGCGACCGCGCCCGAGCCGCCGCCGCTAGCGAGCCTCATGATCGCCATCTTGATCGCGAGCCTCGTCAGGTCGCGGATCATCTGCTCGGTCATGTCGTGCCATGACTGCTTGCCATCGGCTGCAGCCTTGAGGAACGAGCCGCCGATCTCGCCGAGCCCCGCGGCCCAGGCTTCCTTCGTCTCCTGTGCGGCCTCCTTGGCCTTCTTGACGAGCTCGGCGTTAGCCTTGGCCTCTTCCTCTAGGCGCTTCTGGCGTGCCGCTGCGAGTCCTTCGAGCATCTGCTGATTGAGCTCGTCCGACCGTCGGCGGTTCTCGGCGAGCGCGTTGAACGCGTCGTCCGGCGCCGCCATCGTGCCGCCCGTGACGCTGTCGCCGCGATCGAGGTTGAAAGACATGTCGCCACGGACGCTGGCGTATCGGTCTGTGTCGATCTTCGCGTTGCGGAATGCAGCGAGCGCCTCTGCAGCTGACAGGGCCGCGTCCCGCTGGTCTCGTAGCGCTTTGGTGTCCTTCTCTGTCTCGACGCGCCACTCATCGGTGACTCCCGCGGCGTGCAGCGCGACGTCGGCGTAGCGCTTCGCTTCGTCGATGACGTCCGAGATGCCATCCGCCAGGCCCACGAATCCCTGACGCTGCTTGTCTGCCTCGAGTGCGCTCCAACGTCTTGTCAGGGCATCAACCTCGTTGGCGATTCGACTGATCGACTGTTCAAGTGTGCCGAACGGAGTGAGCAGATGGTCTAGACTGATCGGGCGCTCGATCGCGTCGGTGAGCTCGTGCCATGTCTGCGACCATGTCTTGGCTCGCTGTCCGAACTTCTGATCGATGCTGTCGGTGGCCGAGGTCATCGAGCGGACGAGTTTCTCGAAGCCGATCTGTCCCGAGATGGCCATGTCCAGAAGCTCGGACTTCGTCATGCCGAGCGATGAGGTCATCTGCTCGGTGAGATCGGGAAACTGCTTGAAGATGCCGCGGAGCGCTCGCGCGGGATCCTGCCCGGTCTCGAACGCGACCGACAAACCCTGCATCGCTTGCGCTGCAGACTCCATCGAGGAGCCGCCCATCTGCGCGGCCTCGCCGAGTGTCTTGGTGAGTCGGATCTGCTCGGCGTGCGTCAGGTTGAGACCGTCGGTCGCATCGCGCACGGCATCGTATGCGCCGATCGTCTCGTTTGTCCCAGTCTTGAGCTCGTGCGCTAGGTCCCTCTGTTCTCGTAGGACGTCGTCGACCGTGCGGCCAGCATCGGCGAACTTCATCGCCGAGTTGCGGAGGTTCGTGTACTCGTCGTCGATCGCGGCGAGCTTACCGACGACCGCTGCGCCGCCCGCGGCGACGAACATGCCGCCCATCGCCTTGCCCATGTCGAGCAGCGATTGCTTTGTCTTCTCACCCTTCTTCTCGAGCCCGTCGAGGGCCTTCTCGGCCTGCTTGCTGCCCGCGACGGCGCCCGTTGGATCGACCCTGACCTTGATGTCGAAGTTCTCGCTCATCGCTGCCTCCTCATTTCGTCGTTCTGTCGCTTGGTTCGGATCGCGTCGTTGTGCTCGATCGCCAGCGCGATCGCCTCCGTCGCCTCAACGCCGAGGCCCTTGTGCCTCGCGTAGCTCTCGATCGCGGGCCACGGAATCGGCCCGTAGAACGGCACGAGAATCGGCGCGGACTTGGGCACAGCCATCGGGCGCAGCCCTGGAAGCCGCGCGGAGTCGAGCCGCTCCCATGCGTCGATGCAGATGGCCATCGCCGTATCGAGCGGTGGCTCTTGCGCCAGTATCGCGCGCTCCTGTGGCGTTAGCTTCGCGGCGGGCTTGCGCCGCGCGATCATCTGCTTAGCTGGCGCGGCGCGGCGATGCCAGTCCAGCCACGCCGCTACTCTTTTCCCAGGTCGACCGGCTCGCGAAAGCTGGCCGCCATCTTGACGGTCATCCGCAGCGCGTTGATCTCCTCGTCGTATCCGTTCTCCAGCGCGAACTTCAGGAACGCGAGCGCCTTTTCCGGCGTGCATTCGACCGGCTTGCCGCCGTCGGTGACGTTCTCCCACGAGGCGACGCAGAACGCCGCAATGTCTGCGATGTCCTGCTCGAGCTCGTGCGCGAGCTGCTCGGAGCCCTTGCGCTCGACGAGGTCGGGCTTGCGCGTGAATGTCGCGTCAGCGTAGGCCGCGTTGCGTCGTCCGAGCTGGCGAACGTGCAGCGTGATCGGCTTGTCGGCGGACGGCGACAGGCGATGGAACTTGAACTCGGTCGTGTCGGTGCGCTTGGCGCGGACGATGTCGAACATGGGGCCTCTGTGGTTAAGAGGCGGGCCGTGTTCGCATCGCGGCGAGCGGCGAGCCTTGCACCATGAGGATGCCGCCGCCGCCCACTCGGGTCGATTACACGTCGGTCGGGATGTACCCGAACACCGCGAGCGCGCCCGCGATGCCGTCGGTTGCCGAGCGGAAGCCGACGATATCGCAATTGATCATCACGGGTTCGTTTGCGGCGTACGACAGGTCGGGGTTGCGCAGCGCCACGTTCGGCATGTCTAGCAGCACGCCGTACTGGTGGTTCGCGATGAAGCAGTCCCACGCCATCCCGTCGCGGTTCGCGTCGGCTGCGTCGATGGCGTCCGAGTCCTGGTAGTACGCTTTCATGTTCACAGAAAACATGAATTTGCCGTAGTTTAGGCCAGACGCGCCGAACACGCCCTGGCTCTTGCGGGGCTTGATGTTGTTGTTCAGGTTGTAGGTCCAGTCGACGACGTCGGCGACGAGGCTGCCGCCGCTGTCGGTCAGGCGGACCTCGTACAGATCGTTCTGCGTGTCGAGCAGCGCATCGCCGAGCGGCGAGTAGGCCGAGCTCGGACCCGAGACGCGAGAGGCGACCGCCACCGGGAGTGTCGCGGTCATGCCGACGAGGCCGAGCGTCGCGGTGATCTTGCTGTCGATGGGCGCGGAGATCTGGAGCGTGTTCGCGCCGCATCCCTTCGTCATCGTGTAACGGGTGTCCGCCGAGACGCCCGGCTTGATGTCGGTCTTTTCGAAGGACATCGTATACTCGTTGTAAACCGCGTTATCGATCGGGTAGTTGCGGTAGAACCGCGACGACACGAACACGCGAACGGTCGACGTGGTTTCGGTCGTCGCCGCGCCGAGCGTCCAGGTGTGGCGCTCCAGCGTAAGTTGGTTCGTCGCGATCGCCGTGATGCGCGCGCGCCCGGTGTACGCCGAGTTAGAGAACGCGTAGAGCGCCGAGCCCATCGCGGTCGCCTGCGTCGCCGACGGCAGGTAGATCCACATGCCCACCACGAGCCCGAGCGTGGTGAAGTTCAGGGACGTCGAGGTCAGGTTCCCCGAGACGTCGAGCTCGAGGTCGCCCGCTGCGCCCTGGAAGCCGACGATGTCGAGCGTGGCGTTTGCTGGCGGGGTCTCGGCGACGAGCGTCGCCGTCGCGACCTTGATCGCCGTGCCCGTCGACGTCCCGGCCGTGACGAGTAGCGCATTGTTCGCGCTGTTCGTGAACCCGCGGCCCTTGATGAGCATGCCGTTTGGGATCGCGCCGAGCGACGCGACCGTATACGAGTCATTGGACCCGCCACCGTCGACAACCGCCGTCGGTCGGAACAGCGAGAGCCCGGTCCCGCCGATGTGCTTGGCCGTGCAGCGGAACGCCGGTGCGGCGATCGCGTCGACAAAGTCCTTGTTGAGGTCGTGCGTCAGGGACGGCGTGACCTCGTAGGCGACGTGGTCGCCCTTCTCCTGGGTCGCGTTTAGCGAGTGGATGTCGCGCTCGACGTCCGCGTACTTGCGTTCGAACCCCGACAGCCCGCCGACGTCGACTTGCAGCTTGACCCAGCCGGACGAGGGCGCGGTGCCGCGCGTGGATTCTGTTGCTACGACGAGCTCTACGCCTTCGGCGATGTAGTCGGCCATGCCGCCACGGTGCGGCGATGCGGCTGATCGGGTCGATTTCGACCCGAACGCCCCATCGGAGCGAGGCTCGCCGCATGGCCAGCTTCGTCAAGTTCGAGTGTTTCTCCGAGAACCTTGCGGAGAAGGGGCACAACCTCGACACCGATACGCTCAAGGTGTTTCTCACCAACAGCACGCCGAACGTCGCGACGCACACCGTCAAGACCGACCTCACCGAGATCAGTGCGGGCAACGGATACACCGCTGGCGGCGAGGACACACTCAACGCTACGAGCCGCAGTGGCGGGACCACGAGCGTCACGGGGACCGATGTGGTGTGGACGAGTTCGGGCGTGGGATTTGGCCCGTTCCGCTACGTCATTCTCTACAACAGCACGCACGCGAGCAATGCACTGATCGGCTACTGGGACTACGGCTCGAGCATCACGCCCGCCAACGGCGAGACGTTCACGGCAGACTTCGGGGCTAGCCTCTTCACGGTGGCGTAGCCCATGGCTGACAACGTCGACATCACCGCTGGCACCGGCACGACGATCGCCACCGACGATTGCACGACCGGACACGTGCAGCTCGTCAAGCTCGCCTATGGCGCCGACGGCAACCGCACGCAGGTAGCCGCAGACGCAGACGGCTTGCTCGTCAACCTCGGCACGAACAACGATGTCACGGTGACTGGCACGGTTACCGCGAACCTAGCAGCGGGCACCAACAACATCGGCGACGTCGATGTGTTGTCCGTGCCTGCGCCGCTCTCGACGACGGGCAACGGTACCGCCGCGACCGCGTTGCGTGTCTCGCTCGCCAATGACTCGACGGGCATCGTAGCACTCACCACGAGCAGTGCCGCGATCGGCAAGCTCGCCGCGAACGATGGCGTGGACGTCGGCGACGTCACGATCAACAACGCATCGGGCGGATCTGCCGTCAACATCCAGGACGGTGGCAACTCGATCACGGTCGATGGAACCGTCGCTGTCTCGAATACAATCCTTGCCGCTGCCGGCTCGACATCGATCGCGAAAGCCGAGGACGTGCTCTCGGCCGATGGCGACGTCGGCGTGCCTGCGCTTGCGGTCCGCAAAGCGACGCCCGCCAATACATCGGGCACGGACGGAGACTACGAGTTCTTGCAGATGTCGGCGGGCCGGCTCTGGACGAGCGCCACGATCGATGCGGCGCTACCCGCAGGAACGAACGCGATCGGCAAGCTCGCTGCAAATAGCGGTGTGGATATCGGCGACGTCGATGTCCTCACAATGCCGAACGTCACGCTGGCCGCTACCACGAACACGATCGAGGTTGTAGGCGACATCGCGCACGATACCGGCGTCGGCGGAAACCCCGTGCAGGTCGCGGGTGCGGCGTGTGCCCTTGCGGACTCTGCACCGGGCAACCGCGTATCGGCTGCCGCAGACGTGACACGGCTGGCCACGTCGCTGGACGGTGGCGTGTTCGTGCATCCGCACGGGCCGCAGATGTGGAGCACGCTAAACACGGGCTCGCTGTCGGGCACCAGCGTAAAGGCAGCCGGCGCGGCTGGCTTGTCGCACTACATCACGGCACTCCAGTTTTCGATCGGCGCGGCGACGGCGAGTAGCATCAAGCTCACGATCAGCGGTGGCGCGGACATCTGGGGACCGCACTACCTCGAGGCGGTGAACGGACGCGGCGTCAACATCGCGTTCAATCCGCCGCTGAAGGTCACTGCGGCAACCGCATTCACGGCAACGACGACAGGATCGACGACCTGCACGCTCACCACGCAGGGCTACACGGCGCCGGGGTGATCCGTGGCGACCATCAACAATCGCGGCACGGGCACGCACAACACGGCGGCAACGTCATTCACGCTCACCCCAGGCAGCAACTGCACGGCGCTGGCCAAGATCGTGCTCTGCGTCGCTGCCGACAACTCGTCCTCCGGTGGCGCGACGAACGACTTCACCACGGTCACCGACACGCTTGGCAACACCTGGATCAAGCGACAGTCGCCCGTATTCGACAACGGAGCGGCAAGTGCCGGTGTGCAGGGCGCGATCTACGAGACCGATCAGACCGCAGGGACGCTTCAGACCACGACCACCATCACGGTCAACTTCGGAAGCTCGCCGACCGCGAAAACATGGACGCTCACCGAGATCGCGCCGGACGCGGGCAAGGTCATCACGCACGCAACCGGCGGCGACAAGGCAACCGGAGCAACGGCCACTGCGGCAACCTCGGGCGCGTCCGGCACGATCTCCGTGGGTCAGATCAGCGTGTTCGCCATCTACATCGAGGCAGGCACCACGCAGACCTGCACTGGCGACAGCGACACGACGAACGGCACATGGTCGACGCTGCAGTACACCGAGATCGGATCGACGACGAGCGGATCGTGTATCGCCAGCCAGGCCAAGATCCAGACCACCGCCAACAGCACTCAGACGTACGATGTCACGCTGGGTATCTCGAGCGACTACCACTCGAGCTGGACGGTCTACAACGAGGTTCCTTCGAACTCCTGCGGCTGCGGTGGCTCGATGGGTTGGTGGTAGCCCGTGCTGCTAACCCTCCTCAAAGCGACCGCGAGCAACAACCGGACGCTCGCGTGCGACGCGGGATCGTTTGCGGTTACGGGCACTGCCGCAACGCTGAAGTACGGCCGACTTATCGTGTCGTCCGCCGGAGCCGTCGTGGTCACCGGCACCGACGCCGTCCCCAAGCTGGGTCGACTCGTCGTCGCCGCCGCCGGATCTGCGTCCATCGCGGGAACGGTCGCGTCGCTTCTCTACGGCCGGCGGATGGCCGCCGCTGCGGGCAGCGTCGATGCCTCCGGGACGGCTGCGGGCGTCCTGTACGGTCGCCTCGTATCGGCGAGCTCCGGCGCGTTCTCGATCACCGGCACGAATGCGACGCTGACCTACGGAAACGGAAGCTACACGCTCGCATGCGACGAGGGCGCGTTCTCGATCACCGGCACGAGCGCCAGCCTGTTGTTCGGTCGCGTGGTGTCCGCGAGCGGAGGCGCGATCGCGATCGACGGCACCGCCGCCACGCTGATCGGCAATCGCATTGTCTCGGCGTCCTCGGGAACGTTCGCAGTCACGGGCACTGCGGCAACGCTTACCTATGGCGCGATCGTCGTGCTGACCGCGACGCTCCATGACCCCGCGCGACTCGTTGCCGTGCTCGCCGGGAATGAGCGACAAGCATCGATCACCGCCGTCCCGCGCCTTACCGCCACACTGCAAGGAGCTTCGTAATGCTTGACGTTATCCACAAAGGCATCGACTGGCGGCAGACGCTGACGGTGGTAGACGCGGCGGGCGACGCCGAGGACCTTACCGGGCTAACCATCGTGCTCGAGCTTCGCCGCCACACGCCAGACGCGAACATCCTGACGCTCACCGTCGGCGACGGCATCACGCTCCAAGCGCAGAGCGGCGCCACGCTGGGACTCGCAGACGTGCAGCTCGACGCGGCCGACTCGGTCGCGCTTGAGTCTGCGAATCACGTGATGCGCGTGCTTATCGACGCTCAAGTCGCTATGGACTGGGTCAAGGTGACGGTGAGGGACTAGCGCGTGTCGACGTACCGGAACCGCACGACCACGACGCGACGCGACCATGCGCCATCATCGGGCACCTCCTCGGTGCGGCCCTCGTAGAGGTTCAGGTTCTCCAGTCGATGACCCTCGAGCGCGGTGCGCACGTCGTCGGATAGCTCGGCGAGCGTTGCAGCGCCCTGGTTGATCGGAGCGAACAGCTGGACGAACACGTTCCCGCGTCGCTCCCATTTCCGATACGGCGCGGAACCTTGGGTGAGTTGCGACGCCGACGTGTGAATGATCGACACGCGCGCCCATGCGCCAAGGTCGCCGAGTTGGTCTGTCGAAAACGACTCGTTGGTGTACGTGTACGGAACGCAGTCGGGATCGTCCGTGTCCTGCGGGTGCAGTGCATCCCAGCCGGTTTCCCACTGCCCGAGAATCGCCTGGATCGCTTCGAGCTCGGTCACGACTCGGAGCGTGCAATCCCCAAGGCCCTAGGGTCGATTACGCCTTCGCGCGGTTCGGGTCATACCTGCGCGCGAGACGCTCGGCCGTCCGCTGGAACAGGTCGTATCCGACAGGGCACGGAAACTTCGGCGTCCGCTTGCAGCGATCGCAGCCTTCGACGTGATCGAGCCACTCGATCATGTGTCACCAAACGGTGAGTACGCGCTCGCGAGGTTCTCTGCTGCCGCGCCGCCGAGCTCAGACTCGTACTGCTCACGCATGGCCGAGATCCCCTTGTCCTTGGTGCGCGTCTCGACCGCCCGCAACGCAAGCGCGATGGCCCTCTCGACGAATCCTGCGGGCGCCTGCTGCGAGTGTCCGTAGTTGAGCCGCCGGATGTAGGGGACCGAGTTAGAGACCCACAGAGAGCCGCTGGCGAGCTCGTAGGCCACGACAGCAGCAACCCCCGCGGCGTGCGCGGCCTCGCTGGTTACGACGCCCTCGTGAGGCTCGCCGACGCTCGGGACCCAGTTACGCCGAGCGTGCCCGGTGTCTACGGGGGTTGCCTTGCGTAGCTCCTTGTCGATCTCAAGCGCGAGCATGCGCACGACGTCGCGCGCGTGGCGCCGCAGGGAGCCCGCGATGCGCGACGCTTGCGACACGGCTTACGCTCGAGCGCGCTTTGACTTCGGCGACGCGGGCGGTTCCTGTGACGGCTCGTGCCCGATGGCGCGAAGGTCGTGGAGTTGCCGAAGCTTTCGCTGAGACACCCCAAGGTCGCGCCACGGGAATGGGGCGTCCTTCGACAGCGTCTTGCCGCCGACCGTCAGCGACTGGCGCTTGACGAACAGCGGCTTGTCCGCGTCGAGGTTCGCATGGTCGCGCACGCGCGCCATGTGCTTACGCCACCGCAGACGGGATGTAGACGCCAGCGTCAGCCGCGATGAGCTTGTGCGTGAATGCCGACTGGATTTCGACCATGTCGGACTCGCGCGACTCGTCGCGGTAGGTCTTGATGCGCCAGCCCATCGGGTTGCCGATGTAGCGAGACCACGTGAAGGTCTTGACGCCGGTCACCGACTCGATGCCGGGTGCGTTGTTGCGGTACAGAAGGACGGCCTTCTTGCCGGCGATGTACGCGGCGGACGCCGTGGCGCCTTCCGTTGCGGTGTTTTCGACCGCGCCCATCACGACGATCTCCTCGAGGCCAAGGAGGGCCGCGACCATCTGCGGGGTCACCTTGGCCATCGAGCCTTGGAGCTGGCCGCCGTACTTCAGGCGGTCGATCAGGTCGGGATGGTCGGCGAGCTTGTCCCACACTTGCTGGCCGAGGCCGAGCACGTTCGGGCGGGCCGCGCCCATCGTGAGGAGCTCGATCTCAGTGCACCATCCGCGGATGTCCTCGATGGGTGTCGAGGCCGCGTCGTTCCACTGCAGGAACTGGTTCGTGGACACGCCCGAGGCGACGCCGGTCTTCGTGGTGGTCCACGTTCCCGAGCTCATCGCCGCCGTGACGAACGCCTTCTCGCGCTTGATGCGCTCCATCAGAACCAGGAACTGCATCGCGTTGCGGTCGCTGTTCAGCGGGGCGTCCTCGTTGGCGCGAACCTGATCTGCGATCGGCTTCTTGAGCGCGTAGGGGATGCACGTGAACGACGTCGACGAATCGACACCGTAGCCCGCTTCGGCCGCCGCCGTACCGGGTCCGCGCTCCTTCATGGAATCGCGGCCCCAGTAGTCCTTGGTGAACTTGAAGAGCACGTTGCTTTGCTTGTCACTGGGATGGATCGGCGCGAGCTTGTCCGCCCCGAACTTGTCCAGCGACTGCGCGTACTGGACAGACAGATCGGTCAGCGGCGCATTGACGTGAACGTCGCCCTGGGTCGGAAGAGACATGATTCGGTGCTCCTATTTTGCTGCTGGTGATGGAGAAGAAGGGCGCTGCTTACGCGGCGACCGTCATGGGGATGAGAAGGATCTCGATGATGTCGCCATCGGCACCGGCGGCCTCGAGTGCGATGCCGCGTGCGTACTGCGTAGAGGCGGAGGTCTGCGCCTTGCCGCTCGCCATCGGAGCGACGAGCGCGCCGACCGAGATGGCCGCGCCTGCGACGACCTTCGAGGTGCCCGCGAACGCGACCACAGCGGGCAGGCCCGCTGCGCCGGGGTCGTTCTGCAGAACGCCGACGGACTTATCCGTGGTGCCAGCGCAGGTCGTGACCGTCTTGGCCGCCGACAGCTTCTGGAAGAGGTACTGCGCCGACGACAGATCGCCCGCAGCCTTGGCCGTGAAAACGAGAGTAGATTCCTGAGTTGCCATGGTGGTGATTCTCCGTCGGGGTTACTTGCGCTTGTTGATCGCTGCGTAGAGTTCGATGCCGCGCTTGGTCGCAAGGACCATGTCCGCAGCCTTGAAACGGTCGACCTTGTGATCTGCCATCGCCTTGGTAACGGCGGCGTCGTACTCGGCCTGGGGGTTCTCGATGACCGGGTCCGCGCCGGGGTTCACGCCCTTGGCGGTACCGGCTGCGACCATCGCAGCGTTCGCCGCCTTGAGCGCCTCGATCGCGCCCGTGCGCTTCGCCTCGTCCGAGATCGACTCAGCCGCCTTGAGCAACTCGACGTGAACCTCGTCCGTTCCGGCGAGTGCGCCGAGCATGTCGGCCGCGCGCTTCTTGAGCTCGACGAGCTCGCGCGAGGCGACCTCGGCCTTGGCGATCTTCATGGCATCGTCCGCGCGCTTGGCCATGTCGGCGAGCGCCTGGCCCTGGCTCTTGCGGATGATCGTGCCGTCGTCGCACTTGTACAGCTCGACGTCGAGCGCCGCAGCCTTGGACACGTCGGCATCGCGATCGACCGACGACTTCGCGAGGAACGCCTCGGCGTCATCGCTCGAGAGCTTCGAGTAGTGCGCGTGCTGCGCTTCGGTGAGGACGACGATCTTCATAGCGTCACCTTGATTGGTAGTTGTGGGGCGGGTCGATTTCGCTGCAGCGGCGCCGACGTCCTCGACGCGCTCGCCCATGCCCTGGATTGAAACGGCGGTGTATTCGCCGCTTTTGAACTTCGCGAGCACGTCCGCGCTTGGCTTGAGCGCGATCATCAGGCCGGTCGTCTGCGTCTCGACGCCGAACGCCTTCGCGATCTCAGGCGTCATCGGCATCGCGAACACGACGCGACCATCCGGCTCGCCGTCGTGCATCTCGTCGGTCGGGCCGCCGTTCTCCATGAACTCGGCAGCCGCAGCGACGAAGTCCTCGTCGATGTTGTCGCCGTGGAGGTCGTAGTAGTCGGCGCCCTCGCTCTTTGACGTGAACGCCCAGCAGAACACCAGGCCGAGCTCGTCGGCGACCTTGACGACGTTCGCGACGCCTTCCGCCTTTCGCTTGATAAGGACGACCTTCGCCGTTTCCTGCGCCGGGGCGTCAACGGGCGAGATGAAGTCCAAGCGCTTGAGCTTGAGTTTGTATCGACTCACGAGTCCGCCAGTTCCACGGCACTGCACGTGCCGTCGCTGCCGCCCTCGCGGATCGCGTAGATCGCGTCGGTCGGGCAGTCCTTGCCTTCGAGGATGAGCGTCCCGTTCTGCACGAGCCGAATGCCCGTGGTCGCCGCAACGCCGGCCGCGCCGATGCGCACCGGGTTCGCCGACGTCTGCGAGATGCAGGCCCACTTGCGGGTTGCGTTCGCGGGCAGAACGACGATTGCGACGTTCGAGACCGTGACCGCCGCGCGATTGAAGAGCGAGGCCGCCACGGTTAGGCCCTCAGGATGCAGCGAACGAGGACGAGCGAATCGCGCGTACCGGCCGCACGGGTGCAGGACAGTCGCAGCGTATCGCCGATAGAAAACACGTTGACGGACCCAGCGTCGTCGATGGTCGACGCGGTCGTTACCGCGTTGTCCGTGGCGCATGCGACTGCGTCACTGATGGCGGTTCCCGACTTCTTGAGCGTCACGGTGTTGCCCGCGCCCGCGCCGTTGCGCTTGATGCAGGTCATGCCGATCACCTCGAACTTGTCAGTCACGACAAGGTCGATGTCTCCGGTGGCCGCGTCGGGCACCGTCACCGGGATGACGAGCTCGAGCTGTGGCGTGGTCGCTGAGTCGTCCGCGACGAGTCGCCCGACGTAGTCCTTGGCGACCTTGGAAAGCTGATGCGCGCGTGGAGTGCTCATGCCGCGACGGTGCGCCCGTCATGGCATGCGGGTCGATTTCGCTAGCGAGCGTCGGGCGCGGTCATCTGGGCCAGCTTGCGCAGCAACCCAACCCCGGTCTCGCCGATCAAAAGCGCGGCCTCAATCATGGCCTCTTCCTCGTCGGGGTTCGCCTCTGATGCACGCAGCAGGGACCGCTTCGCAAACACGCATGCCTGATACGCAGCGCGAAGGTTCGCCTCGCTCGGTGACAGGCTCGCCGTACTGATCGCCGACTGCGCATCCCGGTACGCGCGAAATGAAACACGCCGCAAGATCGTCGCGTGTTTCCCAGGGTCCGCCATCGGGCGCATTTTATCAGAAGGGTGGGTCATCGTCGTCGGGTTTCGCTTGCTCGTACTCGGCGCGGTATTGGGCGTAGTACTTTCGCTGCTGCTCGTCTGCCCACTCTTCGCCGATCTTCGCGTCGAGTTCGGCGCGAACATGGAACCGATCGCCCTCGTTGCCGAATGCGGTCTCACCGCCTGACCCGTACTTCTCCATGAACGCTTGCGACAGGTCGGACGCAGCATTGATCCGGTCCTTGTTTCCTCGGATCCGGCCGGCCTCCTGCCGCATGAACTTGTGGCCTTCTTTATCCCAGATTCGCGCGAGGTCTGGCGAGAGGTTGCTACGTGCTGCCGAGTGAATCTCGCGCCGACGCTCGGCCGATGCCGCCGCCGCCACCCGCGCCGCGGCCTGCCGCCGTGGGTTCTTGGCTGGCTTGCTCGAGGTCGACTCGCCTGGAGCGTCCTCGGCGTCTACCCTGGCGCCGTTCATCGTCGTCGCGACCGTGCATCGGCAATTGGCGTCATGCGCCGCGCCGCCCTTGCCGTCCCCTGGCCACATCTTGCGCGTGCCGTCTGGGAACACGAACGGCTCGCTTAGTTTGACCTCGGTCCCGTTCATCGCGTGATGGTCGGGGCGTGCGTCCTTGGTGCGCGGGCCCGAGATCCATTCCTTGACGAGTTGGCCTGCCTCGACGTCGCCGCGCTCGATCGCTTGCTGGAAGGAGTCGTCGATCCCGGCGTGGACGTTCCGCGCCGACTCGGTGCGCGCGATGACCTCGGCCCGATGCTGAATGTATGCCTTGCGATACTTCTCGGTCATCGTGTCGATCTGCTGCTCGGTGAGCGATCCGCCCTCGCGACCGAGTCGACGTAGCCGCGAGTTGGCGCGGTCGTCGTGCAACTGACGCCCCATCGCGTTGCCATAGTCCCCACGCTCGAGCGCGCGCCGGTAGTTGCGCACGTGCTGCTCTTGGTTCGGCGTAAGCCCGATGGAGTCGCGAATGTCGCGCGCGATCGTGCGGGGGTTGAGGCCCTGCCGCTGGCCGTCGGTGATGACGTTGCGCAAGATCTCGCGGGTCTCGGTCTGTAGGCCCTGGACGAGCTCGAGTTGGTTGGTCTGCGCACGCTTGACCGCGGCGTGATTGGTCACGTCGAACCGAATCAGCTTGTCGGCCACCTGACCGTCGAGCCACTTCGCCGCCTCGCGTCCTGCCTGGACGTAGGCCGAGTTCGTCTCGGCCGCGAACCTCAGTGCCGCAGACTCGACCTCGGCAATCACGCCAGCGGTGTCGCCTGCGTAGAGTCTAGCCTCGATCGCCGATGCGGAGTTGGCTGGAAGGTTGCGCAGCCATTCGACCGCGCCAATCCACTCGCCGCCGAGATGTTTCTCGACGAGCGCGAGGAGCTTTTGCATGTCGCGTTCGCTCATCTACGACAGAGACACGTCCAGATCGCGACGGTCCCCTCCACGGCGGTCACCTTCAGGGTTTGCGAGTCGATCGTGATGGTGTCGGTCGCCTTCGGCTTCACGGCACCAAGGCCGATCAGGCACACGACCTTGTCGCCGCGCTCGACGATGGTCCCGTCGATGCTCTCGAAGCTCTCGCTCGAGACAAACCCCTTGCACGAGTAGCTTGTGGTCGTCGGGTTGGTTCCCTCGGCCAGCGCACCAGGCGTGCGGGTGCCTGGAGTCGAGCGCGTGAGGGTTGCCGACTCGGTGACTCCAGCCGACGGTAGCGCGTTGCCCAGGATGCTGGCGATCTTCGTGATGAGCGGCGTGGTCATTGCCCACCGTTCATGTCGTAGTCCTCGCAGTCATCGGCTGGGCTGGTCTCGGAGCCTGTCGAGCCGTACGCCGTGACCGTCGTCGCGCCCTGCGCCGCCGCGAGGTAAGAGCCCACGAGCCGCTGAACAGCGACGGGTAGCTTTGTCGCGCCGCGGCCTGCCGAGGTCGGCGCGAAGTAGGTGACGCTCGCGCCGCCAGCGCCGACGCTTTGAATGTTCGAGCCCGCGTCGAGGTTGCTGACGATGGAAGGATCCGACGCGATGAGCACGGCGAGCTCGTATTGCGCCGTCGCGAACGCTGCGATCAGATCGCGCTCGGCGAACGTGTCCGCTGACGATATCCATGACTGTGCGTTGAGGTAGCGCACGGCCGCCGCCAATGTGCGCTTGCGGTTGTCGGCGCTGAGCGCGGTCCATGTGTCCGCCGCGGTCCCATACATCATGGCGACGTAGGTGATCGACGCAGCGTAGGTGCCGTGAATGGTCTCGGTCGCGCCGCCGGTCAGGGTGATCGTATCACTCACGGTGCCTCCTCTTCGGGTGCGTCCTCTTTGCCATCGGCGCCGGTCTCGTCCTCGCCCTCTGGATCGTCCTCGGGCTCGGGCGCCGGGATGCGCGGGGCCATGAGCTCGGCCATCGGCTCGGGCCGTGGTGGCAACCGCATCCGCTTGCGCATCACATCCCAGGCCGGATCGTCGGGGGCGAGCCCGGCCATGGTGAGCTGCGAGAGCGCCTGGGTCACCGTCAAGATCGCGTCCGTCGACACTGGCTCGGCGACAATGCGCGGCGTGCACGTGTCGGGGTCGAGGCCGTTGCGAGCGATGAGCCTACGCGCGAGCTGATGCGTCGCGAACCAGGCTAGCTCGGTGAGCGTGGTCTCGACCGTGGTCTCGAACGTCGTGGTTTTGTCCTCGTGCATCGAGTACGACCCGCCGCCATCGCCGCCCATGATCGCGAACTCGATCCCCAGCACGCGGGCGATCTGGAGCTCGACGCGGCGCATGGTCTCGTGCGCTTGCGCCATGTTCGCGGTCTCGGTCTTGATCAGATCGAACGTCCACTTGGGGCGCCCGGTGTGGGTGCCATCGGGGTTGGTGTAGTCGGCCGAGTCCTGCATCAGCCACTGGGCAGTCTCGGGCGACTTGTTCCGCTTGTTCATGAAGTCGCGGATCACTTCGGTGGCCGCGTCGAGGGCCGTCGTAATCGTCGACGCGTCCTCGGAACCTGTCGCCGCGGCGAGCTCGCCGAGCGGAGCCGTCGAATAGGGGACGCCGCCGAGGTCCTCGGAGAACGCCTTGAGTTCCCAGGACTCGAACAGGTCGAGCCGCCGCACGTACTCGATCACATGGCGCAACAGGCCCACGCCCTCGGGATGGTCCGTGAACGTGTCATCGACGCAGTAGAAGCACTCGTCGAGCGGGATCGGGATCTCTTGGCCTGTCTGCCGGGCTCGCTGGATGGCGGTATCGAACGGCGAGAACTCATCCTTGCGCTTCCACTGCTCGATCGTGAACTGCGGGCGATGCTCAATCGCCGAGTACACGATCAGCCCGTCGGGGCGACGGCGCATCGCGGTAGCGTGCAGCGAGAACCCCAGCGGCTTGTACATCGCCGCCTTGCGCACGACGGAGGCCCAGGGCTTTTGCATCGGAGCGTTGAGAAGGCCGCACTCGACGATCTCCATGGCGCGGCGTGCGTCGCGTGCGCTGCATTCGGTGGGCTCCTCGGCATGCCACTCGGTCCCCGCTAGCAGGTTGACGAAGTAGCGGATGCCCGTCGCAATGATCGGCTTGTTCGTCGCGTTCGCGAACGTCGTCCACTTCTGGGATCCGGTGAGCGCGGAGTTGGACTCGTTCGAGGATACGTAGCCCGAGAACGCGGTCACACCCGTCGAGCCCGGAGGCCGCGCTGCCTTGCGTGCAGCCGTGTTGCCCTTCTCGAACTGGCCGCGCGTGTTTCTCACACGCGAACGGTGCGCGAACGGAGCCGAACGGGTCGAATACGGTTATCCCGTGAGCCCGCCGTGCACGACGGCCACGCGCTTGGAGTGCAGCCGGGCATAAGCTCTGCTCGTCGCGTCGACGCGGTCGCGCAAGCGGCCCGCCGGGAAGGCCTCAAGCTCGGAGAGATACGCATCGTTCCAAGGCGCGCGAACCACCATCACGTTGAGGGCCTGCGCTTGGCTCGCGAACGGTTCCGCTCGCATCTCCTTCGAACCCGTCTCGGGTGAGAAATGCGCGGTGTAGCCGTGCAGCTTCGAGGCTAGGTAGCTCTTCTGCGACTTGCCCGCCTGTCCTGGGTCCTGCGGCAAGTCCTGCGCAACGCTTCTCCCGTCCTGCTCGGCCGTTCGCACGATGAGCTGCTCGACCTCGAACGGGGTTCCCTTGATGTAGGCCACGTCTTCGACGAACACCTTCCCGCCGACGAGCCGCAGCTTGACCCCTGCCGTTGCCGCCGAGTCTCGCTCGGTCGATGCCGCGAGGTCCCATCCGCGCACGCACACGCCGCCGCCGGGGCTTTGGTCCACCACCGTGAACCAATCCCGCTTGAACATGCCGCCGCCGCGAGGGAACGGGCTCTGCTGATACAGCGACCACCATCCGTGCTCGCCGCGCGCGCGGATCGCCTTCAGCCGCTCGATGTCGTACACCTCGGGCCATAGCGATCGGGCCTGGGGATCCTTCTGCTCGTCGGCCGCTTCCCAGCCATCGCCGACGATCGCGGGGAGCTCGATGTGCTCCCACTTGCGGCCGAGCGGGTCGACCTTGATCCGGCCGATCGTATCGTCCTCGTGCCACCTGGTCATGTTGACGATCAGCGACGCGCCCGGCTCGAGGCGCGACATGATGTCATCGCGGAACCAATCCCACGCCCGATCCCGGTAGAGCTTGGACTCCGCTTGCTCGCGCCCCTTCACGATGTCATCGCACACGATGAGCCCCGAGTTGCAGCCGCGCCCGGTGACGTCGCCGCCCGTGCTCGTTGCCTTGAGCCCGCCCCCGACGATGGTCCGCCAGTCGTGGACGGCTTGCGCTTCTGGATCGAGCGGAACGCCTGCCTGCCGCACGAGCTTGCGCACGACGCGCGATGTGGTCTGCGCGAGCTGGTCTCCGAACGTCGCGTAGAAGTTCAAGCACGCGGGGTCGTACAGCGTGCGCCACGCCAGGCCGTGCGCGATCGTGATGGTCTTGCCGAACCGCGGGGGCATCGAGATCGTCGCGCACACCTCACGCTGCCGGGTCTCCTCGATGACCTCGACGACGCGCTGTAGATGCCACGGGATCGGCGCATGCTTCGGCGTCATGCGCGCGATGAACTCGCCGAGAGACTCGACCTCGTGCTGTAGCGCGTAGAGGCTACTCGGCGTCGCTGCCATGCTCGAGCTCGTCCATCGCCGCCGAGTCCTCGTCGGCTGTGGTGTCCTGCGCTGCGATGCGCCGCTCGTGCGGGGTCATGCGGAGGGCCTCGAGGAGACCTTGCACGCGCGGGTCGCTGATAGCCCCCTCGACCTGTAGGTAATCGGGCGCCTTGCCGAACGCTCGCTCGAGCAGCACCACGATCGCCTTGAGTGAGTCTCGGTGCTCGCCGTGGAGAGCGATCTCGTGGAGTCGATCGACGTAGAGCTTCCCGTTCTTCCCTCCGATCTCGCGGATGGCATCGGACAGCAGCCGTTCTCGGGTCCGCTGCTCTCGGGTCCTGCCGCCAGGGTTACCAGATCTTCCGGGTTCGAAGGGCATTGCTTTGAATTCCAAGCCTGCGCCCTACCTGCCTGATTTCGCGAATTCGCCCGCCAGCTTGGCCAGCTCGCGTTGCTTGCGCTCGTGCTTCTTCTCCCGCTCGGCTTCGCGCTTGGCCGCTTCCGCCGCCACGCGCTTTCCCCACCGATTGCGCTCGAGGATATCGTCCGCCGCCCTCGCCGCTAGGTTGAGTTGCCCCAGCCCTGCCGCCCGCACAGCTTCGCGCTCGGCCCGTGGCAACGCTTTGCCGTCGGGGCTCGACAGGTAATCACTCGCGTCGAGGTAGCGCTTCACGCTGTCGCGGACGATGCGCCGCTCGAACTCGTCCTGCTCGTCGATGCCCGGTGCGCCGCGCTTGCCTCCGCGGTACCTGGTGCGCGTAAACCCGTCGTGCGCGTCCACCTCGGTCACGAGTCGCGGGCCGCGCTTGTTTACAAATTTGTTCACAACAAGCCTTCCGCCCGTTGCGAGACACCCGACGCACAGCGCGCCGCCCTGGTGTCGCTTTCGCTTGAGACAGTGTGAGCACATCTCGGGGAGCCGTTCGCGCTTGCGCGCCATGCTCTCCCGTTGGCGCCGCTTCTGGTCCTCGTGATGCTCCTCGCACCAGTCGCTATCGTCTGCGGCCTGTCGACGGCATCGCGTACATTCCCTCACCGCTTCCTGAGCTAGTTGCGACACGTCAGACCCTTCCGCTACGTTGTTCGCAGCGATGGGCCTGGCCGGCTCTGCTATGCGGCCTCACCGATTCCACCCGGTGGGGCCGTTTTCGTTTCGGCTACATCCTCGAGGCAATGTCGGCAGCGCGATCGATGAGGTGATCCCTAAGTCTCGGGTCCTTCCATCTAATCCCGATGTCCGCGATCACGACAGCGAGGAGTTTTTCGCGCTCTGGAACGTCGCGCCTACTAGGTGACTTAGCCTTCATGTTCTCCCTTTCCACTGCACTCGATTTCCCGCCTCTCTCCACTTCAATGTCGGATCAAATTCAGCGTTCCACCCGACCCACGACTTCCACTCTGTCCGTGAACTCGATTGGATGCCGAATTGATATCTCCCGCCAGAACTCGGCCATTGAACGGAGCCGACTATCGACGCTCGCCCCGTCCATCCAGAGCTAATAATCTTCGGTACCGCTTCATACAATTCTTCGACGTCAAGGCATGGCTTTACCTCGACGACTCGACGAGCCGTCGTCTGCTCACCGCTCGACAGAACAACGAGATGGTTGATGACGAAATCTGGAATGTATCCGGCCAGGTCGAGTGGCTCGTATTCCCATTTGATGCCAACTAGGTCGAAGAACGCAGCCCATCTCGCCTCTAGCCTCGAGCGAAACCTCACCCCTGAGTAAGTCGTTGGGATTGCCGCGATGCAGCTCATGTCATCTCCCTAACCACCACCCGCACTCCCTCGTCGTCCCCGTAGCACTTCGTCACGTACAGGTCCGACACCTGCGCGTCATCATCCCAGCAGATGCCCGTGAGCGCGTCTAAAACGCTTCTGGCGAGCTTGTCCGCGTCCCCTAGCGGGAATTCGTTCGCGGGCTTCTTCGGCCGTCTGAACGCAAACCGTAGCTCCACAGCGCATGCCTTGGGCTTGGCGATGAGTCGCGGTCTCGCCGCTCGAGCTGCCCACGCCACCGCGAGCGCCCACGGCTTTTCGTCCGTCTGCGGCAGAAACGCGACCTTGCGACCACGGACAACCGGACGCCATGAGCCCTTGGTGCGCGCGTGTCCTGGGACGAACACGTCGAGCGTGGTCATCGCGTCGCCTGCATGCTGAGCCAAAGCCCGTGCGCTGGACACCATGCGTCGTGCTGCGACTCGGTCCTGGCGACCACGAGCGGCCAGCAGCAAAGGCACGACGCGCACATGGCCTGCATAAACGCCCGCTCCTTGAACGCATCCAGCCGCGTCACCTTGTCCTGCTTTGCGTGCGCCGTCGCGCGATCCTTGAGCACTTGCCGGATGGGCTTGGTCTCGCCGTCTGCCACGGCCCAGCCGACATCACGGCCTTTCGTCGGCTTCTTCGTCACGGCGTCCCCTTCCTGCGTTCCCACTCCGCAAACGCCGCGTGCATCTCTGCGGTCTCCGCATGCTTCACGCGTCCGCTCTCGGCGAGAACCTCACGAGCTCGCGCGTACACCCGTTGTTCCTCGGGCGACCCTGCTACGTGCTGCAGCGTTCGCATCACGTCGGCGAGCGCGTCGACCGCCGCATCCGCGCGCGCCATGAGCACGGCGATCCGTTCCTCGAGGCTCACCGC